CAAGCGGCCATTTGTCAAGAGCCTGCGCAACTCCTAGTGCAGAAGATAGGTGGGCACCTCTACCCCCCCACTTGGCAACGCAAGCTAAGTATCCAAGATCTGGAACCGTCATATGCGAGAATGATCCCTCAACAGGTGCCACATAAGAGTGATTTTTTATTTTGCTCCAATTTTTATGAACTAGCGCAAACTTTGGGGTGGCATGTACTGTTGAGTAGAAGTCCCCAAAGTCAAAGGGCATTTTGTCATTCATAATCCTAGAGTCAGAAAAAGTATGAAAGTCCGTTAAAAGATCAGTCGTCAGACCGCTAGACGCTTCGCCAACTCCAATTATTCCTATTCTAGAGGACTCAACAACAGTTATAGATGAGACCTTAGAACCTCTAGCAAAAGCCCAAGCAACAGACCACCCCGCAGATCCTCCCCCCGCAATAACTACATCCATGTTAGGACCTCTCTACTTATTACTGTTAGTGATATAAAAATCCATGCAATATTTAAGATGATTATTGTTGGAAGTGTCTTGACGGTAGAAGACCATACCAGGGCTATACTTGTGCCAAGAGACAGCAAATACAACCACCACCAAGACACCCCAAAAAGAAGACCCGGAACGATGATGATAATTTTAATCATGAAGGCATAGAATTCAATAGTGTTAGCCTTGTTCCAGTACCCACCAGCCCACATTGTTTTTAATGCTACCCACCAGTTTAGTTTGTCCAACGCTTTGCTCCTAGTCCAATTAAATACGTTCGATGGTCTATGCAATGACTCTTTAAAGATTCTATAGTGCCTTTAAGCTCTTTGTACTCATTAGAGTGAAACTTAGTGAAGATGCCACTGTCTAGCGCTGCATCAATCGAGTCGAGTAGTGGCTGATACTTAACACCAAAGGCTACATAATACCAACTAACTGGTGACCAAAAAGGGTGGGCTACGTCTGAATAGTGCAAGACCCTGGCGTCCATAACATCAAGTTTTACGCTCAAGAATGGTACTACGGTTTTTCTAGAGAACTTTCTCCAGAATTCAGTATCATCGCGGTCAGTTAAATAGTGAAAATTCACTAAAGCCGCGATTTCTTCACTACGGGTTGCAAACTTATTATTGTAGAGTTCCGCAACTTTTGGATTCATGCTACTCATTGTTTCTGTAAAAGGGAGAACATCCCTGAGCTGCATTATTAAAGAAGTTATAGACGTTGCTTCTAATGGCTCTATAAATCCCGCAGATAGTCCTACTGATATTACGTTGTTTTTCCAGGGATCCTTATAGTACCCCGGCTCAAAAGAGAGAGTTCTATTTACATCAATGTCGTGCCCTAAGTATTCTTCAACTTCAGACTGAGCTTCCTGAGCCGTAATTAGGGAAGAATCAAACGCATAGCCGCATGCGTACCTATGCTGTAAAGGAATTTTACACATCCAACCGTACTTCATTGCAATTGCATCAGTTACAGCGGAGATTTTTTCCGTTGCAGGCAGAAAGAAGTGAATAGCGGCGTCTACTGGGAGATGCTTCTTGTGGCTAATCCACTTGCTTTTTAGCTCTTTTGCAAAAAATCTCTTAAACCCACTTGCATCAAAGATGAAATCTGATTCGACCTCAGTAGAGTCTTCTAAAATTAGTTTCTTAACATCTCCAGAGTCATCTCTTTCGTAACTTGAGACAATTCCCTCAACTACTTTTATTTTGCGTGATTTTGCAATTGCTAGCAGTTCCTTACTTAGAGCAATAGCATCAAAGTGGAGTGCAAACTGCACCATATGAGTGTAATTGTTGATTGGATCTGCATTTTGTATAACGATACCTTCGTCAATCGCCGCGATTTGATGACCTTCTACCAACATGCTAGTTAAGTCTGCGGCACTTAGAGAATCCCCCGCATCACGAGCTACAAGAAACCCTGGGTGAACTCCATTAATGTGTTCGTATGATTCTAAGCTAGATATTCCAGCACCGAAATCTGCATTAAAGGGATGTAAGTAATTTTCCTCCGGGAGGTCTTTAGACCAGCCCTTGAAGTTAATACCATTTTTTAGAGTAGCGCCAGTTTTTTGGACTAATCGGGATACGGGTATATTAAGAAAATCCAAGAGATCAATAAATATAGGAGTGGTGCCCTCACCAGCACCGATTACTCCTATCTCATCTGATTTTACGATGATCACGTTTTTAGTAGGGAGCACTTGCCTTACGTATAGCGCTGTTAGCAACCCAGCTGTTCCACCACCAAGAATTACGTAGTTCTCAACTGAGCGTTTATTTGCTGTCATAATCTGTTCTGTACTCTTTTCTTGACCAAAGCTTACGCTTGTAGAATCCCGCAACAACAGCGGCAGAGTCCCAAAGTCTTTTCTGAGCCGCCTCCCAGACGGCGTGATTGTCTATAGCCACCCATTTTTCTCTCTTAAATGGAATTATCTGAAAGAAAGGGGTGCCTGCTGGTATTATACCTTCCCAACCTTCTTGCAAATAGAATGGAAAATTACCTTCTGGCATTACGTCATCACAATCCATTATTCCAGTCAACGTAGTGAACGGGAGATCGAACCTATTAAATGGGTGTGTGAAGATTGCACTATACCCCCTAGGGAGCCTTACAGAGAAGGGCTGTATCCATATAAACTGTTCTTCAGAGTGACCGATAGGTACAGGCAAGGTTTCAAAACCCTCTACTGTTCGGCCTTCGATTATCTTTGGATCAACCGACCAGTTAAAGATGGGCCCCTTAGGCCCTTGTTTGACCTGAATATCAGCCCAAAGTTTTGCAGTGTAGCCAGAACTTAGCGCATCTAAGTATGGTACGCAGTACTTTACACCTAAGTTACCAGCGGAGGTGGCAGAACCTACCTTAATTTCGGTATCTCCATTCAAAAATCTAGGTGCCTTTTTGTACCAATCAGGTATTGTACTTCTCGCAGGCACTGGGCTGGGTATAAAGGGACTAGTCTTACCAAACTCAATTAATTTTTCACCCGGACGGGTTTTCTTATTTTTAGAGAATTTAAACATCGTTACTTCCTTCTTCTGCTTTTAAGATCGCTTTTTTAGCTTTATATTCTTCAGCTAAATTACCCACGGTTTGATTCTTGTAATGAATTCTTTGAACCTGCTCTAGTCTAAAGCTTCTCATAGATTCAAACTTCTTTGGACCTCCCCAAACATCAATCCATTCCACTTCTCCATTACGCACAAGCTTTACAAATCTAAACCTGCCTCGATGACCTTTTATTTTTAGCTCAGTCCCAGCAACAACATTCCTACCATTTATTCGCAACTCCGTTACGTATTCCCAGTCTTTATTTGGAGCTGGAGCAGTTTCAATAGGTGCGTTTACTTTTTTCTTTTTAGGCATCTACTCATACTCTTTCTTATCCCAGAAGAAGTCTCTATAACCTCTCCACATCTTTGAGTAAAGAGGTCCATTAGCTACTGTAACGGCATCAGCATCAAACTTTTTATCTAGCTCCATTGCCCATGGTTCTCTCTTAATAGGAATGAGTTGGATCATGGGAGTGCCAGCTGGTATCATTCCCGTAAAGCCTTTTTTGATAAAAAATGGAAAGTTAACTGGAGCGGTGTATTTGTCAGTGTCAACAATACCAGTCAAACTATAGAATGGCAGGTCACCCCTGTTTAGTGGATGAGTAAACAGCAGCGAGTATCCAGGAGGCGTTGATACCATCCATTGATTAGCGAACTTGAAAGCCATTTTGTCATACTCCTCAGGGACCATGTCCTCTGGTATTTGACCAGGATCATGAGTACTAATCATGCCACTATCGCCAGCCACTCTCCAAACAAATTTTGGGGTTCCCGAATAATCTTGCTCAACAAGTAAGTCAATAGGGGTAGGTATAACATATCCTGAAGTTAGGGCATCAAACATGGGGATGCAGGCCTTAAAAGTTCCGTTATTCCCCCTTTCTCCCATCCACTTATAGCCTTCACCGCCAAAATGTAATGGCATCTTTCTATACCAATCTGGGACAGATCTCTTTGCCGGCAAAGGGAATGCTGCACTTTGCTCTGCAAAGCTGTCCGCTGAGGTGAATTTTATTATTGATTTTCTCTTACGCTTCACTAGGTGACATCCCATCTAAAATGTTCTTTACTGTTGTAGCGTACCATATTTTACCATTCTGGGTAGCTATTTTTTCCTGATTTAATCCGTTAGCTATCTCACGATAGGACCGTCCAGCACTTCTTTCCGCAGAAATTCGATCTTTTATGACTTGCGGAGTTTTATTTATTGGGCCCATGTCCTTTCCCCAAACAATGCCACGCTCTCGTCTATCCTTGTGCACATCTTTCTGACGGGAGGCAATGATGCCACGCTCCATCTCGGCGAGGGCACTCATCACGGTTGTTACAAATCTTCCTTGATACGTAGAAGTATCTAGGTTTAGGTCTAGCATTATTAGTCGCCACCCTTGCTTGGCGGCCTTGTCCACTATCTCAAGAAAGTCAGTTGTACTCCTAGCCAGTCTGTCTATTCTTGTAACAATAAGGGCGTCTACTTCTTTGGCCTCAAGGCGTTTCAACGCGGATTGCAGAACGGGGCGTCCTTTTACGCTCTTACCCGACTTGCCTTCTTCGCGAATAACTTCCCACTCTGCAAAGCCGTGAAACTCAGCAGCGTTTATTAGCTGCCTTTCTTGTACATCTAGCGATATACCATCACTAACTTGCATCGCGGTAGAGACTCGCGCATATAGTAGTGCCTTGCCTTCACTCATTTAACATCTTCTTAAGTCTTTTTTTATAGTCTCTTACGTCTGGATCTACTCCTACAGTAGCGGCGTCTATTATTTTTAAAATTCGCACACTTGATTGCTTAATACCAATCGTATAACCTACTGCAAAAGCAGCTGCTACAGAGGGTATAAGTAGAATTGCAAAAACAACGAGTATAGAAGTAGTCATGAGCTAAGCCTATCTAAAATATGCAAACTTTAGTAGAGCTGACTAACTATAATCTAATTTAAGCCCTGAAGCCTGTTTTCAATGAGGCGCTCGCGCTCATCAACTACCTGATAAGCAAACTTCATTAGGCCCTCATATGACTTAGAGTTATTCGAAATCTTATTGTAGTGGTGGGAGCAGAATAGTAGCTCGCCAGCATCCCCAACAGCTCTAACATAGGCTTGGGATGCGCAATCAAAATCACATCTGTCCAGGGCAGTAAGCGTCCACTCCTCGGAGTTTGTTAGTATTTTCAACATTCTTACCGCCTTCAGTTCGGATTATCTCCGCAGTTCAATTATACATCTTAGATTTAGGGGCGTCCAGAAAAACAACTATTAGGAGAGCCAGGGTTCTAGCAGGTCGTCAGGGTAATCTTCTTGATCCACTACATCATAGCTTTGCATTAGAGATGCTAGTAACGGAGACCTAGAGACCGAAGCAGTACTACGCGGGTGCATTCTCGGTAAAAGATCATTGTCCGTGATGTACTTGGCGTTTTTCGGCTTACCTGTCCTAACCAACAGCAGGAATGCGTTAACGCGAGCCATCGCCCAAGAGTTTCTATTCTGACCGGGACGATAGGAACCGGAGAAGGCACCAGCACCGCGTCGATACACAGCTTTTAGTTTAGCCAAAGTCACCTTGCGACCGTTGGCAGCTTTCTCGTTATGCTTTTTTACTTTTGTCTCAAGGGACTTAGTAATGGCTGCGGAAAAGTTTACGCTCTTACCCGAAGAAGCAGACCCCGCCTTGTTCTTGCTAGAGCCTTTTATTTGATCCTTCTTTGGAGCGGGCTTTGACCCAGCTGCCGCAGTCACTACACCGTCTGGAATGATGGCAAGTCGACATAAGCCACCTTCCTCTATTTCAGCTTCTACAATTTGACAGCTGCCTGGCCCCTCGAAGAAGACACAACTTCCACACTTGACGTTTATAACTGCAAGTTCATAGTTTTCTTCGGCGGAAGTGTAGCCAGCCCATATGCCAGTGTCATCCGCATTGAGTTTCCCGTACTTGTTAGCAATCTGGGCTAGCGAATCTGCTAGATCTCGCTCTTCAGGTATTAAGTTAATTTTTTTATTTTCCATATGTTCAGTATAGGGCAGAGTGAAAGTCCCAATTGAGGGGGCCCCCTCTATTTCGTACAAACTTAGGTTTAAGTTTATACAGAGTTTTTGTACACTACTCTTTGTACATTAATGAACAAAACCGGGGGGTACAGTATGCTACATTAAGTACCTTAGAGATCTTGCCAAATCACGCTCTAGCCTTTTGCTGGCTCTATTTTTATCCTGAGACCGCAATCAATACAGTCGGTGTAGGTCCTCATGGTGTACGGACAAGATATATCAGTCGTATCGTAATGCTTACAAAACTTTTGCTTTATAAGCTTCAGGATAAGACCTGTAAAACTCTGCTTCTCATTATTATGCATCGTCAGATACTAACAGATCTACATCGTGACAGCAACACACACAGCTGTGGCCAGGGAAATTTATTATGCAATCCGAGTGCTGTTTAGTGGAGCACCATCCAAAGATACTCTCTTTGTTATCTCCGCTGTAGTCAATAGTGGCGTTTTTAGCTTCGCGTTTGGTCATCTAGTAGTCTAGAAGATCTGTAACCAGAGCAGCTATCTCGCTTCGTTCGGAGCGCATCAAAGTGATGTGGCTAAATATAGACTGGCCCTTCAATCTCTCAACAACTGAGGCAACTCCATCATGACGGCCCACTCGGAGGTTGTCCCTCTGAGCTACGTCGTGTGTCAGAACTACTCTAGACTTTTGTCCAATACGAGATAGAACAGTCAGCAATACATTCTTCTCTAGCGACTGAGCTTCATCTACGATTACAAAAGTGTCGTGGAGCGAGCGTCCACGAATGTGCGTTAGTGGTAGGACTTCAAGAATTCCACGAGCTATTACTTCTTCGATTACTTCTTTCGAGACCAGCGATCCGAGCGTGTCAAAAACCGCCTGAGCCCAAGGATTCATTTTCTCAGCTTCGGTTCCGGGAAGGTATCCAAGTTCTTGACCGCCTACTGCATGCAATGGTCGGAACACCATAATCTTTTTGTGCTCTTTCCTCTCAAGGACCGCTTCGAGCCCAGCGCATAACGCCAACGCGCTCTTTCCAGTTCCGGCTTTGCCGCCGAGTGAGACGATGCCCATACCCGGATCCAACAACGAATCGATAGCAAGTCGCTGCTCAGCAGAGCGTCCATGTAGTCCGAAGATTTCACGATCGCCCTTGACCAGACGAATGGTCCCACTGTCTGTGACTCGACCTAGTGCACCACCAGACTCTGAAGATAGTACTAGTCCAGTATTTATGGGCATACCCTTGATGGATTCATGTGCGAGTTCACCGTTGTCGTAGAGATTAGTTATGTCTGTACCAGAGACAGCAATCTCTGAGATGCCGTGCCACTCTTCGTTGGCAAGTTCATGTAGGTACTGTTCAGCGTTCAGCCCAATTGATGCAGCTTTTACTCGCATAGGAAGATCTTTGGAGACTAGGGTTACGTCATAGCCTGCGCTTTTGAGATTCGCCGCTACCGCCAAGATACGAGAGTCGTTATCTCCCAGCTGAAAACCGGTTGGCAGGATGCCAGGCTCAATGTTTCCAAGCTCGACTCTTAAAGTTCCACCGTCCCCGACTGGAATAGGAAAGTCTAGGCGCTCGTGTTCATCGCGAAGGTCATCTAATAATCGGAGCGCTTTACGTGATAGGTAGCCTATCTCGCCATCGTTTCGCTTTTTCTCAAGCTCATTAATCACAACGATGGGCAGAACAACTTCGTGTTCCGCAAAACGAAAGATTGCCTTTGGATCAGAAAGGAGAACAGATGTATCTAGTACAAAGGTCCTTACTGCTCCTGAAGTGATCTCGTTGTTTGAGTTTTCGGACAAGTTAGCTCCTTCGTTGTTACATCTGTGATAAGTCTACACATATTTAGTTATGAGTGGATCACTCTTGCTATTTATTGCGTGGCGCTCTCCAAACAGAAGGTGGGTGGTTGTCTTCTATCTCTTGTTTTGTCTCAACATCTTCATAAAGCCTAATAATATGGAGGCAAGGGTCTCCACCTTCTTCAAATTCTTGGGACTGACGCTCAGAAATTGGAAGCCCATCGTGCGTATAGCATATGGCTGGACCACACCAATTATTTTTTATTCCAACTTGCAGCCATTTATCAAAATTATCTTTCATGGGAAAATACTAACCCCTCTTGACAAAAATGTCAAAAGGGGTTTCGTAAAGAGAAAAGATTATCTGGTTTATCTTTCTTACTTAATAGTTTTTGCTAACTCTGCATCCTCATCCATAACGACATTGCCACCAAAAGCAGCGTTTATTTCTTCCTCATCAAGATGTCCATCAATCATGTAGGCACGAGATAGATTCTCCGCTACATCCATGAGGCCGATAAATGCCGCCATTGCGGCTGATTGCCAGAGTGAAACTCCAGCAAGAGAGCCTCCAGCAAAGACTCCACTTACACGGAGAATAATTAGAGCTATGGTTCTTCTTAGTACTTCGGGTAGTAATGCCATTTAAACTCCTAGGGTCCATTAATTAATTCGCCTCTTCCCCAGGTGTTTCTATTGTATCAAGTGTTGAAGTCCACTAGTTACGCCTAATCCTTCTGCGAAGGTTTGCCCTTTCAGTCTCAGAAGTTCCACCCCATATACCGTACTCCGAGTTTTCTATAGCATATTTCAAACAGGCCATTTGCAGAGGGCACTGATTACATATTTTCTTAGCAGCTCTTTCGTCTAAGTATTTAGCGGAAACAACAGTACCTCTGGCGCTCAGCCTGCTTTCAACTTCTACAGGATAGAAGAGCTCAGGATCCGCGTCGGCGCAAAGGGGTTTTTGTCTACTACTGAACTCGGGTAGGTTGATGCCAATAATTTCTACGTCTACGTTTTTTTGGGTTTTCATGGGGCTCCTATTACTTTTTTAACCACTTTTAGCATGAAACCCACCACCTTTGAAGGTGATTGGAGGCGCGCTGAATACTCTCTTAAGTGTAGTGCCACAAGGGGTTTCTGCGCAAGTCGTCTTTTGCAAATTCTCAGTCATTGACCGAATTTCTTCGTACTTATGTCCGTTTTCGCAAATATAGGAATATGTAGGCATAGTTATAGTGTACAAAAGAAAAGCCACCCCGTAGGGTGGCCTGTCTTTTTACTTACTTGTACCGCATCCGCAGCCTTCGCAGTCGCAACCCATTTTCGCCTCCTTAGAAGTCCCAGTCGTCGTCGGTTGTCGCCTCGTTCTTAGCAATCACGTATGAAGAGCCCGAGCCAGAGAAGAAGTCGTGGTTTTCGTTAGCGTTTGGGCTAAGAGCTGAGAGGATAGCTGGATTTACATCACAGACTTCCTTAGGAAACAACGCTTCGTAGCCCAAGTTCATAAGGGCCTTGTTTGCGTTGTAGTGCAAGAACTTTTTGACATCCTCAGTCAATCCCTTGGAGTCATAGAGGTCTGCAGTGTACCTAATCTCGTTCTCATATAGTTCCATGAGAAGATCGTAAGTGTAGGCCTTTAGTTCTTCTTGACGCTCGGCAGATTGCTCTGCTAGCCCAAGTTGATACTTGTAGCCAATGTAGTAGCCGTGTACAGCCTCATCACGAATGATTAGACGAATAAGGTCAGCGGTGTTGGTTAGCTTTGCTCTAGAGGACCAGTACATCGGCAAGTAGAAACCAGAGTAGAACAAGAAGCTTTCTAATAGTGTGGATGCAATCTTACGCTTTAGCGGGTCATCGCCGTTGTAGTAACCAAGAATGATGTCTGCCTTCTTCTGAAGATAGGGGTTTTCCTCTGACCAGCGAAAGGCATCGTCAATGTCTGCAGTGGAGCACAGCGTTGAGAATACGCTCGAGTAACTCTTGGCGTGGACTGACTCCATGAAAGCAATGTTGGTGATGACTGCTTCTTCATGCTGAGTCCTGGCGTCCGGCATAATGCTCATCGAGCCGATAGTCCCCTGAATAGTGTCAAGCATGGTTAGACCAGTGAACACTCTCATGGTTAATTGTTTTTCTTCTGGAGTTAGCGTGCCCCATGACTGGATGTCATTTGAGATGGCTATCTTCTCGGGCAACCAGAAGTTCTGGGTAAGCCTATTCCAGACGTCTAGATCAATGACATCTTCAACCTTATTCCAGTTGATTGGCCTCGTAACTAGCTTAGTTTTCATAGTATTTTCTTTCTCTGTTAGAGCATGCAGCTTACACAGCCTTCGACGTCAGTGCCGTCGAGAGCCATTTGGCGGATGCGGATGTAATAAATAGTCTTGATGCCTTTGCGCCAAGCGTAGATCTGGGCTCGGTTTACGTCTCTTGTGGTTGCGGTGTCCTTGAAGAACAGGGTTAGTGATAGGCCTTGATCAACGTGGGCAGTTGCTGCTGCGTAGACATCGATAACCTTTTCAGGACCAATCTCGTATGCATCAGTGAAGTATTCCATGTTGTCGTTAGTAAGGAACGGAGCTGGATAGTAAACACGTCCAAGCTTTCCCTCTTTGCGGATCTCAATCTTCGCTGCAATCGGGTGAATCGAGCTTGTTGAGTTGTTGATGTAGGAAATCGAGCCGGTTGGTGGAACAGCCTGAAGGTTCTGGTTGTAGATACCGTGCTCCATTACCGAAGCGCGTAATTCGACCCACTCAAAGTCTCCTGGAATCTTAATTCCAGCAGTGTCAAAGATGCCTTTAACCTTGTCAGTCTTAGGGCCCCAGTCGCCTCCGATGTACTTGCTGAAGAATTCACCAGAGGCGTACTTTGAGTTCTCAAAGTTGTCGAAAGGGTCCTTGGTCTTTTTAGCCATCTCGTTGGACGCTTTTAGAGCGTTGTACAAGATGGTCATAAAGTAAACGCTAGTAAAGTCGATTGACTCCTCGTCACCGTAGTGCATACTTTCCTTACCAAAGTAACCATGAAGGTTCATCTGGCCAAGTCCAATTGCACGAGATTTTTTGTTACCTTCGGCAATGGACATTACCGAGTCAATGTAGCTCATGTCAGCCACCGCTGTTAGAGCTTTGATGGCGGTTCTAACGGTCTTCTCGAAGTCAGGTGACATCATTGCCTTAGCAATGTTTAGTGATCCCAAGTTGCAAGAGATGTCCTTGCCGATCTGGTCGTATGAAAGATCCGCGTTGTAGGTGGTTGGTGTGTTCACCTGCAGAATCTCAGAGCAAAGGTTTGACATGTTGATGCGACCCTCTACTGGGTTGGCATCATTCACGGTGTCTTCATACATGATGTATGGGTAGCCAGACTCAAATTGAAGCTCCGCAATGCGCTGGAATAGCTCACGTGCTGAGATCTTAGTCTTTTTAATCTCTGGATTGTCAACCATTTCTTGATACTTCTCAGTAACTGAGATATCTCCGAATGGAACTCCGTAGATACGCTCAACGTCATAAGGTGAGAACAAGTACATGTCATCACCACTCTTAGCCAGCTCAAGTGTGATGTCAGGGATGACTACTCCGATTGAAAGGGTCTTGATGCGAGTCTTCTCGTCGGCATTCTCCTTCTTTGTGTCCAAGAACCTCATAATATCTGGGTGGTGAGCGTTTAGGTAAACCGCTCCGGCACCCTGGCGAGCGCCAAGCTGGTTTGCGTACGAGAATGCATCTTCAAGCATCTTCATCACAGGGATAACTCCAGAAGACTGATTTTGAATCTTTTTAATTGGTGCACCCTGCTCTCGAAGGTTGGAGAGGTTTAGAGCAACACCGCCACCACGCTTTGAAAGCTGCAGCGAAGAGTTTACGGCACGAGCAATCGACTCCATGTTGTCTTCGATGCGCAATAGGAAACACGAAACATATTCGCCACGCTGTTTCTTACCTGCGTTTAAGAAGGTGGGAGTTGCTGGCTGAAAGCGTCCAGAGATGATCTCTTCGACCAAATCTTTAGCTAGATCGGCATCGCCTTGCCCCAGCATAAGAGCGTTCATTACAACGCGGTCTTCGAAGCGCTCTAGGTAGCGTTCGCCGTCAAAGGTTTTCAGCGCATACTGAGTGTAGAACTTGTAGGCACCAAGGAACGACTCAAAACGGAACTTGTAGGCGTATGCCTGCTTAAAGAGATCCTTTACCTCTTCCTCAGAGTACTTTCTCAGGAGATCTTGATCATAATAGTCCTGCTCAACGAGATATGTGAGCTTTTCTTCGAGAGTGTGAAAAAATACAGTGTTCTGGTTGATGTTGTCTAGGAAGTAAGCGCGAGCTGCTGCCTTATCTTTGTCAAACTGAATCTCTCCATCAGGGCCATATAAGTTGAGCATTGCATTTAATTCGTGATAGCTGTAGTTGTCCACAGTTGTTTTAACCTCTCGTTTACTTGTTCTACGTCGTATGGTGTACCCATAATTTCTACGCGATACAGCAAAGGTACACCAGTTTTTGCTGAAATCATCTCGGCTGCACCACAGAAGTGGTCACCAAAATTAGTATTGCCGAGTCCGACAACACCGCGAAGCAAGTCTCTATTGGTCTTAATGTTTAAAAAACTTTTGACCTGTTTTGGCACAGTGTGTTCGTCATTTCCTCCACCATAAGTGGGGAGAAACAAAACGTACTCTCCGTAAGCCATGAAAGGCTCTTCACCGTCCCATCGGACTGGTATCCTCTGAGCTGGAAGGCCTAACTTTTCCATGAATCTGTGCGTATTATTAGATACGTTAGAAAAATATACTATGTCGTACATGATTATACAAGTGCAGAAATTTTATCCATCCGGAAACCACTCCAGTGGTCGTCACCTGCAACAACAATAGGTGCAGCAGTATATCCAAGCTCTTTTACAAGTGCCATGGCGGCCTCATCTCGGCTGAGGTCAATTATCTCAAACTTAATTCCATTCCTAGTCAAAAGTCTCTTGGTACTGTCGCACTGAACGCAGGATGGGAGCGTATAGACGGTGACTGTCATGTGTGGTGTACCCTTCGTTGTTTTGAGACGCCAAATCCTGACGTTTGTATCCCAAAATAAGTGATTTCGTCAGGAGTTGAAGCTCTAGTATAGGACAAAATCTGTTGGTCGATTTTTAATCCGAGCTCAATAATAGTGCATTTATAATATCTTTGCAAGTTCTGCATACGGGAAATTTTTCAGGGTCACGAGAAGGAATAAAAATCTCTCCACAGAGAGCTTTAACTGGCGTTCCAAGCACGTAAGCTTCACTGACTGAGGCTGCTTCAGCATAGTGAGCAAGTTTATTCTCGTTTTGCTCTTCTTTTTGTTGTGTTTCTGTGTTTAGCACCAAGCTCATGGATTCTCCTGTGCCTAAGTATATCTCCCTTATGGGCGAACTACAAATGCTGTAGAATGATAGTTGACTGTAACCTCTCGCCGAAAGAGTCAAATGCCTTCTACAAATCTCTACAATGGCGGCCTTGCCAATAATCAAGGCACACATAACATAGTGGCCGATCAGGGTGCAACTTTCTCATACACGGTTGTGTACAAGGATGCTAAGCGCACTCCGCACAATACAACAGGCTACACGGCACGTATGCAGGTTAGGCCAGCTGTCAATTCAGCCGCGGTAGCTCTTGAACTCACTACGGAAAATGGACGGATTATAGTTTTTGGAGTTGAAGGAAGATTTGACCTTTTAGTATCAGCAACAGATATGTCAACAGTAGTAGAAGGTAATTACGTTTACGATTTAGAGATAGAGGCACCAATGACTGGAGTAGTCGAACGACTTCTTTTAGGAAATTTTACCGTACGTGCGGAGGTAACTAGATAATGGCCATGTACAGCAATCGTGTAGAAGTATCCAAGGGAGGGCCTCAAGGAGCACAGGGGCCAACAGGAGCAACAGGACCATCTGGTGGGCCTGTAGGTCCAACTGGTCCTCAGGGTAGCTCTGGTGCCTTTGCAACAGTATTCCCATCAGATCCATACGCTGGACAAGTTTGGGCAGACCTAGAAACCGGTAAAATGTACGTCTACATTCAAGACGTAGATAGTAGCCAGTGGGTTCAGGTTGCCACTGCCCCTCAAGGCCCAACAGGTGCTGCTGGTAGTGCAACTACATACACCCCAGCTACTAGTTCTAACTGGGACGCTGTTGAGCCAACCACTATTGCTGATGCTCTAGATCAAATCGCAGCACGACTAAGGATCATAGAAGGTTAATAATGCCAATTAATTTCCCAAATAGCCCGGAGCTAAACGACGAGTATGTGTATGGACAGACAACTTACGTCTGGGACGGCACTGTATGGAACGTAGAGTACTCTCAAATTGTCGGCGCGACGGGTCCTACTGGATCTACAGGTATTCAGGGTCTTACGGGACTACAAGGCCCCTTTGGTCCGACTGGCCCTATAGGTCTGGGAGAGACTGGCCCGGCGGGTAATGATGGCGCAACAGGTCCAACAGGTGCCCAGGGGGCAATCGGAGCAGTAGGCAGCGTAGGCGCAACAGGTCCGCAGGGGTCAACCGGATCTCAGGGTGATCTTGGACCGACTGGTCCACAAGGCTCTAATGGATCCGCAGGCGTGGATGGCCCAACGGGACCAACAGGTAGTGTAGGCGCAACAGGACCACAGGGGGAGTTTGGGCTCGATGGACCAATGGGCTCAACTGGCTCAACCGGACTTACAGGCCCAACTGGCCCACAGGGAATTCAGGGTGTAACTGGTCCGACTGGCTCAGTCGGTAACGAGGGAGCGCAAGGTTCAACTGGGCCACAGGGTGTTCAGGGCGAGTTAGGTCCAACAGGTTCTCAAGGTGCAACTGGTCTTGATGGAATCGAAGGTCTTTCAGGATCAACAGGCCCCCAGGGAGATACTGGCCCCGTAGGACCACTAGGCCCAACAGGTGCTCAGGGTGACCTTGGACCAACAGGTGCTCAGGGTGACCTTGGGCCAACAGGTGCTCAGGGGACATCTATAAACCTACTTGGTGCCGTACCAACAGAAGGCGGCCTACCCTCTAGTGGCAACTCTCTAAACGACGCCTACATAGTAGAAGCTAATGGCGATCTTTACGTCTGGGACGGCGAAGTATTTAACAACGTAGGTCAAATTGTTGGACCTCAGGGTGATTTAGGCCCTACTGGTCCTCAGGGGGAGCAAGGGCCTCTAGGTCCAACTGGTTCGACTGGTGCTGAAGGTATTTTAGGACCAACTGGACCAACAGGTGCACAGGGTAATTTAGGTGCAACAGGACCGCAGGGAGTTACTGGCCCAACAGGTGCTGACGGTAACGATGGATCCGTTGGTGCGGTAGGTACTACTGGACCCATAGGCGCTACAGGACCACAAGGATCTCAGGGTGCTGCAGGTATTCAGTGGCAAGGCGAGTGGGACTCGAGTACTACATACGTGTATGCTGACGCTGTTGTTTATGGTGACAGTTCTTACTTCTCTCTTGATACAACTACTGGAGAGGTGCCCCAGGGCAGTGTCCAATGGCAGATTTTGGCCCTTAAGGGGTCTCAGGGTGATACTGGATTAACAGGTGCACAAGGAGTTGGAGGCCCCATAGGTCCAACAGGTACTCAGGGTGACGTAGGAGCGATTGGCTCAACAGGACCTCAGGGTGACGTAGGACCGACTGGTCCTCAGGGGCCAACGGGTAATGATGGAGACATTGGTCTAGCTGGACCAACAGGTGCAACAGGGTCTTCTATAAACATTAGAGGCTCTGTAAATACTGAAGAAGACCTACCCCTGCTCGGCAACAATACTAACGATGCTCTTGCTGTAGCAGCAACAAGTAATTTATATATTTGGGACGGAACCAACTGGGTCTCCGCAGGTCAGTTTATTGGAGACAGGGGCCCAACAGGTGCAACTGGCCTAACCGGTGTTGCTGGACCAATGGGTCCAACTGGCTCAACTGGCGTACAAGGTCCAATTGGTGCTACAGGTCAGACGGGTGCAACGGGTGCCACTGGCTCTATAGGTCTTACTGGTAACGTAGGTGCCACTGGCCCACAGGGTGTTCAGGGTGACCTTGGCCCAACAGGTTCTCGTGGCGTTGACCTGACACTTAAAGGCTCTG